TTGGACTTGGTCAGCTCCAGATAATGGCTGCAGTCTGAGACCTGTGAGTTTTCTTCAAATACGCGCTCAGCGCTGCTGACTGTGGAGCTGTTGACTGTCGATACGGCTTGAACAGCGGTAACAGCAAAGGCAACGTTGACTTCCGAGTAGCCGCCTACGCGCGAAAAGTCATTGTTGACCGGAATGACGACAGTGAATCTGTGGGATGTGTTCCAGGTGCCGTTTGCAGAAATGACGTTGTAAGAGACATTTGTCCACTGGTAAGGATTTCCACGGTTTGCGTTGAGATAGACCTGACCGATGGTGACGCCAAGTGTGCCAGCTACAGATGTGGCGTTTACGTTGAAAACAATTTGCCCCACGCCGGGCTTATCAAATGTGATGGTGGCGCTGCGGACGCGACCGGCGTAATCGCGTGCATAGCCCAGTTTTTCGGTAAGCCACGCATTGACGACTTGCTGGATACTGCCGTTGTTTGAGCTTTGGTCGTATTGGGATAGTGCTGTTGGGAGCGTGGTTTGAGTGGTGGTTACGCTGCTAGCTTCTTGCGGGTCTGTTACAAGTTCGTCGTTTAAGCGAATGTCAGCAATGGATACAACATCACCGTTTGTTGTTACGCGGAAGGCACCATAATCTGTTGCGTAATCTTGACCAAATTCAGCTCCGGTGTTCGCGTTGAGACGAACGACTTGATTCGTGTCGATACTGTTAATTGCAATGTCTGATCCAGTGCGTGGAATAAAGCGGTACTCGTAGTAACCGACTTGGCGAGGACGAATGCGGATGTAGTTGTATTGATCGACCGGTGCATTACCAGTCACGCAGAAAACTTGCGGCATCCTGCGCCAAGGCTGCTGGACTTGGCCGTAGACCTGAACTGGGCGTACCCAAATAGAGAAACACGATGTGCGCTCGAAGTATTTATCCATTCGAGGCGTTGTAAGCGTTATGTCCTGTTTATCGAGCTGATGCAGCTTGAAAGGAGTAGGAATTGCGTTGAAGTTGCACAGGCCGTTGGCGCGGTTCCAGACTTGGCTGCGGAGTCCAATTTCGATGACTTGTGCATCACGCCGCACAGGACGGATGCTTGCCATGTGCAGACGGCAGATGTTGAAGAAAGCTGCGCCGCAGTGCTTGTTGGGGTTGAAAAGGCTGCCTTCATAGCCGCCGAGGGGTTCGCGGACGGTGCGCGTGCCAGGGATGCCTACAGTGGCAACACCTGTAATTGCAGTGCAGCGAAATGTGATTTGCTGTGTAACACCTTTTTTCCATGTATCAGGACTTCTGCTTTCTACGACCCAAACAGAAGAGCCAATGATCCACTTGGATCCGATCGCTAGCAAATCAGATGCACGGGCTCGCCACGAATCAGCAGATGCTTTTAGATCTTTAACGTTTACTTCTGTACCTTTGAAGTCATCTTGATTGAACTCTTTCCAGTTAGTGCCGTTAATTTCAAATACCAGCGTGTCATTTTCTGACACTGCCACGATTGTGCGGTTGTCGTAGGTTGTGCCGTTATGGGTAACAAAACCCATGCGACGGGAGTAGGCGCGTCCTACGCCGGGCATACCGACCTGCGGAATGTCCTCTTTGGGTTGATCGGCGTAGCGATGCAAAACATCAGCATCGGAACCAGCGATCTTGCGGCGGCGGGCTTGAGTTTCTAGGCGTGCGTCTTTATTGTCCGGGCCTTCGGTTGCTGCATAAGGCGCCGAGATGATTTCCCAGTTGAAGCGGAATGCCGTGCCGTTGTGGATTGGCTCGGCTGTTCCAAACGACGTATCCGATTGAGGGGTGTAAGCCATGGAAAATCCCTGGCTGAACTGTCCGTCCTCGGTTGGAGCGGTAAAAATCTGGCGGTCAACAGTGCCGCTGGCGCCACCTTGATCTGTACCAGCAATGCGCCGGCTGGGCGTAGGGCGATTTTCACCGAGCTGGGAGGACCAGTAAACAGCAAAATCGCGGTTGCCGAGGCTGTTCAGCGCTGTGGTGCCAACGCGGATGCCGCCAAGTTCGGGGGCGTCACTGCCGTACTCGCCAGCAACGTAGATGCCTTCAAATGCCTGATAGCTGCCGTAGCTGTAGATGCGGCTCCATACCAGTGCAGGCGCAAGAATCAGACCGCCGGTTAAAGCGCCGTCAGCGCCAGTGCCTCGCTTGCCAAACGGGATAGGAATTGGCTGACCGTATTCAGCAAGGGCGCTGATGTTGTCGAAGCTTGTTGTTTGATTGAAACGAGTGGGGCCAATCTGATCAGCAAGCTTTTTGCCGCGAATTTTGGCGGGTGTTTCTAGCGCTGGCGCTTTGGGTGCCAGCAAAAGACTTACTGCTGTAAGCGCTAAACCAATGGCAATGTTAGTTGCAATAATTGCTGCTGCACTTTTGGCTGCTGCACCCCCGCCAAATACCGCAGCAGCACCAAAACCTATAGCAGGAAAAATTGCTTGGATATCAGGTATGTGTTCGTACTCAGCCGGACGCACATAAGCTGCATCGCGTGCGTAACGGACAAATTCTTTGTATTCCTGTTCAGTGCAACCCAGCGCCTCAATCAGCGCGATTTCATACGGTAGGAGCGGCGGATCATAAGACTGCCCACCGGTTTCCAGTCCACTGCGGAAATTAAGGGGTTTATGAACAGGACGCCACTCTGCCATTGGACTCCGAACTCAGGCGGTTTAGCGCCGAACAGAATGATATCCCCATCGTAGGCGGGTGCATCTAAGGTGTCGCAGTAGACGGCCAGTTCCCGCAAAATGCCGCGCGGACTGAGTTCGTACCAGTGATCGGCAACTGCTGGCGGATTTTTGCCTAATGCCTTGAGGGCATCCACAACGAGGTGGATACAGTCGTCGCCGCCGTATTCGTACTTGCGTCCGATCAGGTGCTCACACACTGATTTGAGCGGTAAACGGGATGCTGCCGACCTGCCAACGATGCAACCGGCGTCCAGGGATGTTGGCCTGCACAGCATCGAGCACTGAGTTCAAGCTGACTTGGATGCTGGTTTCGTCCCAGCCACCGCTAGAGCAAGTGCCCCAGTAGTTGTAAAGGGTGCGCTGGACTGCTCCAGTGGAGGGTTCCCAGAGCACCGTGGTGACCTTGGCAACCCACAGGTTATCAAGGGCGTCAACAATCCACGCGCTAGCCATTTTTGTGTTGGCGAACTGAAGTGTCGCGTCAAGGTTGTCGCCTTGGAGCGTGGCTACCGCTCCACCGAAGCTGAACGGCAGAAACAAGTAGCCGTCTACATTCTGGTTGATCGCGTAGTTCTGGAAGCGGTATTGGGCTGCTTGGCCGCTGGGGCCGATGTCGAGCAGGTGGCCGTAGGCGTATTCCATCAGACTCCAACAGAACGGCGGGTGGCGGCGCTGTTTTTCAGGCTGCGCATGGCGCGGCGTTCGCCTTGGATGGCGCCCTGTTGGGCAGCTTGTGCCATGCCGGCTCTGAACTGGTCAGCTGTAACGTAGTCCACATTGTTGATGCGTTCCACGCTGTAGCGGACGTCGATGGGCGCCATCGGGGCTGTTGCTGTGCCGCCGCTTTCGCTGCTGGAGCCGCTGCCGGCAATGACGGATTCGCCACGGGCGCCACGTGAATAGCGGGACATGGCGGCCGACATTTTCGACTGCGGGATGACGTATTCCGGCTCACCGCCTTCTCCGATCAAAGCGCGAGTGGGGCCAGTGACAAAACCGCCTTCGGCAAAAGCCATTCCGGCAGGCATGGCCGATATGGGAACATTGGTGCCTTGCACGATGGAGCTACTGCCACCACCGGCAAAAGCACGTAAGACAGTCATAAATAGTTGCTGTGCCAGCATTTGCGTAGCCATATCAATAAAGGCTTTGCCGATGTTTTCAAACATGCGACTAAACGCTTCGGCTACCGTGGTCGTGCCAGTGAGTATTCCTGTAATTGAATCGCTAAAGGCTTGTGATACTTCGTTGACGATGAACCCATACTTTTCGTAAATTTGCTGTTGCCTTAAAAGTTGCTGCTCTAGTTGATCACGAAGTTGTAGTTCTGTTTCTAACTGGGCTAACTGGTCTTGCTGTACAGCAAGTTCGGCTTGTTTTTGGCTTAATTGGTCGGCAGTAAGCAAACCAGGCGTTTCTTGTGCACGCTGGATGGTTAGTTGCGCCGCTTTTATTTCTTCTTGTAAAGGAATAAGCTCGTCTAAACGTCGCATGTATTGGTCTAACATTTGCATATCTCGTTGTAGCTGTTCGCCCCCAAAGGGGAACTCAAGTTGGGTTTGTAACCTATCAATTTCAGTTTGACCTGCTACACGGCGTTGGGCATTTTGACTCAGTAATTTTTGTGCTGCTAACGCTTGCTCCAGCTTGGCGCGTTCGCGCTGTACGGTTAGGCTTGCTTCCAAGTACTGATATTCTAACTTTAAGTTATTTAGTCTATTTTCAAACGTAGCATCAATCGTTTTTTGGTTAGTAGCATAATCTTCTGAGGCTTGCGCAGAAGCGTATTCGTTACGAATAATACCTTCTTGAATTCCTTGACGCCTTTCCAACAGAATTAAACTTTGCTCGTATCCAGCAATAGGTCCTTTATACAGGTCTACACCTTTTTCTAGGATTGCGTATTCATCGAGGACTGTTTGCGCCAGCTGATTTTGCAGCTGAAGCATAAGCTGGTAAGCTCTGATCCTATCCTGATTAGTTTGTTCTGCAGCTCGCGCAGCCTGTTGATCAATGTTACGTACTTCAGCCGCGTACTTTAAGTTAGCCTGTTGTATCATTAACTGATTTTTTGTAGCGTCATACGCTTTACCTATCCAGTAATTTTGAATTTCGAGTAGTTTGTTTTTGTATTCTTGCTGAGCTACTTGTTTGGCTACGGCCACGTAACTTTGGCCGTCCTTTTCTAAGGACATTCCGGCCAGAGTTAGCTTTTGGCCTTCTAGTTGTACTTGGGCTGCTAGCTCCCTTGTTTGTGCTTGTGCTTGAAGTTCTGGAGTTTTATCTATGGATGTACTAGGACGCTGCATGGTTGCGCGTCCTGCATAGCTTTGGTAGAGCTGGGACACTTGCTGGCGCTTTTGCGCCTCGTTGAATAGATTCGCGCCTTGGAGGATGCGTTGCTCCTCGCGTTGCAAGGCAGCTTGATCTTGGACAGACAACCCTTGCAAAATGTCAGTTTGATTAATTGCTTCCCGTGTTGCGCGGTTTCCGATAGCAATAACGTTTGCAAGCCAGCTCAGTATTCCTGCAAGAGGTCCAGCGATGGCTGCTTGAGCTTGCAGCGAAAATTCTGCAAATGCTTTGTTCAGTTTGTCGCTGGCTGCTCCAGCGTTTTGGAGATCGCGCAGACCTTCTACGCCGATCTTTTTGATTAACTCATCTTGTATTACAGTAGCAGCTTCTGTTACGCGGCCGGCTTCGATTAGACGTTCGATGTACTGTTTTTGGCTGCGGCTGGCAATTAGGCCGGCGTCTGCAAGTTTTTGGAAGTTTGTAATCGGATCGCGCATTGCGCTTCCGGCTTCTGTCACAGAGGCGACGAATTGGTCCACCAATGCGCCAACGGCACTGGTGGCCACAGACAGCATGGGATTGCCTGGGATAAGACCTCCCAATGCGCCACCGGCTACAGTTCCAACGCCGCCGCCAAATAGCATTGGGAAGGCGCCACCAATGAGGACGTTTTCGGTCATCTCGCGGCGACGTGCTTGGGCAGCTCTGCCTTGCTCTACGCGCCGTTGTCTATCGGCGCGCAGTGAAGCTGGGTCTAGCGTTCCAGATGCGACGCGCTGTTGTGCACGGTATTGCTCCATAAGGAGTTTATTCTGATCACGCAGTATCTGGATGCTGCGTTCATCGACAGACTGTTGCTGACGCTTAGCAGCCGTTATTTGTTGTTCAGTTTTTAAGGTTTGAGCTTGTAAGCCGATAACAGTTCGTTCGGATCTAGCTAGAGCATCGGAGGCGGCAGCTCGAATTCGAGCTTGCTCGTTAAGCATCGAACGGTATTGGTCGGAGGCCGTTTCTGTACGGCCGCCAGGGAACAACTCGCCACGGGCTGGTACTTGTGCCAGTGAGT